TCTCTTCGTCACAATCGCCGCACTCTGATGCAGACCTTAAAGCGTCAGGCCGCTGAAGGCACGCTCAATAACCTCAAGTATGTGCCTGGGCTTCCTGATCCCGTGAGAGTATTGCAGCCGATCAAGGAAGATAAGCGATACCGTCAGTTCAACGAGATCAAAATCCCATCCAGCAATGCTTTGGTGATTTTTGCTCGTGACGGTTCAGGCAGTATGGATGACGCCAAGTGCGACATCATCAGCGATATGTCTTGGTGGATTGACACCTGGATTCGCCGATTCTATGACCGAGTTGATCGCCTGTATGTGTGGCACGACTCGATGGCTATGGAAGTCGATGAAGACAAATTCTACAAGTATCGTTTCGGTGGCGGAACCACATGCTCATCGGCGTTGAAGTTCATTACTAAGCAATTTGAGAGCCGTTATCCACCGAATAAGTGGAATGTCTATGTGTTCTACTTTACGGACGGAGAGAATTGGGGCGAAGACAATGAGACTTTCATCAAGACTCTTCAGGAAGAGTTTACGCCTGAAGTGGTGAACTTCACCGGCATCACCCAGATATTGTCATATGCTTATGATGGGTCTGTGAAGCATCAGGTTGATGAGGCGATTAAGGCTGGTCGGCTTGATAAGGAATATGTAAGAACTGTCGCCATTGGTCCTAAAACAGAAGGTAAGTCTTCTGCTGGATATTGGAGTCCACCAACTTTGGGTGAAGAAGAACGCAACGAGCAAATCATGGATGCGATCAAAAAGTTGCTCGGCAACCCTGTCACGATTAAGGAGGAAGTATAATGGGATTTATGCACGGTGCGCCAATTCTACTTGGCAACAATACGGTTCCCGGCGTTCAGTTGTCGCCGGAATTGAAGATGTACATCCCCAAGATTCTCCAGGCTTGTCGAGATTGGGGCTTGGACTTCTACCCGACTGTTGTTCAGTTGTTGACATACGACGAGATCAGTGAAATCGCCGCCTATGGTGGTTTCCCTGTGCGATTCCCGCACTGGTCTTTCGGTATGGAATACGAAGAACTTCAGCGGGGATATGAGTTTGGGATGCACAAGATTTACGAGATGGTAATCAATACCAACCCGTGCTATATCTACAACCTCAGTTCCAATACTCTGCTTGACCACTTGACGGTCGTTGCTCACGCCACGGGCCACAATGACTTCTTCAAGAACAACATCCACTTCAGCGCTACCGATACGAACATGCTGAACAAGATGGCCAACCACGGCACTCGTATTCGCAAGTATATGGCTCGTTGGGGCAAGGAACGTGTCACTGAGTTCCTGGATTGCGTTATGCGATTGGAGACGCTGATCGACGGGGCAGAAGCCTGGACTGATCGAGTTGTTTCCGAAAAGAATATTCGTGACCAAAGAACCTATCATCAACCAAGACGATTGACGGTAAACAAAGACCGTATGTACATGGAGCCTTTCTTAAACACAAAGGATTTCCGTGATAAAGAGAATGAGCGTATATCCACGCAAGATATTGCAGATGAAATTGGCGTCTTCAAAGAGCCGACCAAAAACATTCTTGCTTACTTGAGAGACAATGCTCCGCTGAAGCCTTGGCAGGCTGACATTGTGTCGATGCTATACGAAGAAGCCATTTACTTCTTCCCACAGCGTCAAACCAAGACCATCAACGAAGGATGGGCCTCGATGACCGATTCGGTGATTATGGCCGAGCAGGGCTTCGTAGCACTTGGTCAGAAGAGTCACGATTGCGGCATCATTGAATACGCCGATCACAAGATGGGCGTATTGGGTGGCAAGTATTCGATGAACCCATACAAGTTAGGCTACTACTTGCTTAGGGACATTCGCAATCGTTGGGACAAGGGGCAGTTTGGTCCTGAGTGGGACGAATGCACTGACATTCGCATCAAAGAGAAGTGGGACACTAAGGCTGGCCTTGGTAAAGAAAAGATTTTTGAGGTTCGCAAATACTACGACGACTTCACGTTGCTCCATGAATTCTTCACTGAAGATTTCTGTCGTGAGCAGGAATACTTCCACTGGAAGCACTTCCCGAATGGTGAATTCAAGATTGACAGTCGTGGGTTCAATGAGATCAAGCGGCTTCTTCTCAGAAGGCACTTAAACGGTGGTCTTCCAGATATTCGCCTTACTGAGCCAAACTATCGTGGCAAGGGCGCAATGTTCCTGCAACACCATTTTGATGGTCGCAGCATCTATGAACCATATGTATTTGACGTACTGACCGCACTACGAGCAGTATGGGGCGAAGATGTCTATCTGGCTTCAGAAGATGAAGATGGAGAAGAAAAGGTATATTGCTGTTACGGCTCCGACAGTGAAAAAGATGTGGAGCTTGTGAGCCGCAAGGAGCATTTGAAGCGTGGATGAGTCAAAAATATTGACCGTATACGAAGAAGAAAGTCCTTATGAATTTATGTCTAGGCTCCAATTTGTCTTGATCGAGCTTGGAATAAAGGTCAAAGTAGTCGAGGAACATCCAGATTGTGCGATATACGCATTGTCTCACGCCGAGAGAATAGATGGCAAAGAAAAAGAATTCAATTGATTTCCTAGAGTTGGTGAATCAGGTCCACAACTACGACCTGAATCCATTCAACCGGGAAATCTATTTGCATAGCCATTATTCTGGGCATGATGAAGAGAGTGGCATCGAATATCGTATGGCCACTCAGTTCATCAAGAACTTGCACTTACTGGATCAGGTCGATGACGATAATATCCTGATCCATTTGCATAGCCCAGGCGGTGATTGGATTCACGGCATGGCTATATTTGATGCCATTCAAATTGCTCGGTCTTCGGTGAATATCTTGGCTTATGGGGAAGTATCCTCGATGAGCAGCATTCTGTTTCAAGCAGCGTGCAAGCGAGTCATGATGCCTTCCTGTGAGTTTATGATTCATCGTGGGTTCCTCAGCTTAGAGGGCGTGGCAACTACTGTTCAATCGAATGCAGCGTGGAATAAAAAGACCGACATGACAATGCTTCAGCTATATGCGAGCAGAGCCGTGTCTGGTCTTTTTTTTCGTGAACGTGACATGACCGAAAGTCAGGTGGTTAAATTTATTGACCAAAAAATACGCAAGCTCGGTGATTGGAATTTGAGTTCCGAAGAGGCCGTTTATTACGGATTGGCAGACGGCGTATTCGGCCAACCAGGATATGATTCGCTCGATAAAATAAGGAAATGCTCATGACAGCCATCGACTCCCAGGCACCCGGCGCTCGTGTCAGCTACGGTAAAGAAAAAGAAGAACTGGTCATCAAGTGTCTGAATGAGAATTATTCCAGTCATGGTTATAATCTAGTTCCAGGCAGCTTCTTTGAAGATTGCCAAGAAAAGACAGACTGCTGGCAAGTAACCAAGAGTGGCAAAAAATACCGTAGTGCCATTAAAGCCAGGGTGTCGAAGAACGATATTCTCGTCGCCATTCGTGATCCTTTCTATGGCGTCAACCACGCAGAGACAGTGATTGGCCGAGATGTGTTGGTGGAGTATTTTCAATACATCACCTTATCCAAAGATGGAACCGTTATTCGAGTCGCCAATGGCAAGGTCATCCACCAGATGTGCAATGTCTTGTGGGAAGAGTTTTTGGAAAAAGTGGGCGATGTCGATATGACTAAACACCCATATAATAAAGCAAGGCCAGCCAAGCTCATGACCTCGGAAATATATCCTGGTTGTGAATTGTGGCTGCATTACGACCGATGGAAGGGACAGCCCAAGGTTTTGGGATTTATTCCTCCTGATATTTTGAAGGTCGGCAAAGAGATCAAGTACCATAATTTCATTCAGGAATAACAATATGGAAGAGATGAATTGGCTGTTGACCGATGAATTCGTTGCGTTCTCGGCAAAGATCAAAGACATTCACGACAGAAAGAAGTCCAAGAAGGCCGAACTTAAAGCCTTCTACGACAAGGTGCAGGTAGACATCAAAGCCTTGGAAGAAGAAGCCAAGGATGCTGAAGATGAATTCCAGAAGTGGAAAAAAGGACAAGAGGAAACAGTGAAGTCTGACGAGTAAAATCCCTACATATTGATTTTTCTATTTTTGATTCTTCCCTACTAAATACTCTTAGTGGGGATTTTTCTTTTAATGGAGAGTGATTTATGTCTAGTGGAATTAAATTGGATTACGAATATGTAAAACAATATTTTCATTCACAAGGTTGTGAATTGTTAGATTGTGAGTATCGCAATGCTCGATCTAAGTTGAAATATCGTTGTGTTTGTGGCAATGAATCGCAGATTGTATTTGATAGTTTTCGTTGTGGCAATAGATGTTGGCAATGTGGTAGAGATAAAGTTAAAGTGGCTGTGCAATCTGCTGCTTTAACTCACGATGAAGTGTCAACTTATTTTGCATCTCAAGGTTGTGAGTTGTTAGATCAATACACACGAAGTTGCGTTCCTATGAAGTATCGTTGTAAGTGCGGTACTGTCTCTAAGAGTAATTGGAACAATTTCAAGAAAGGCAAACGATGTCAAGAATGCCTGAGAGTTAAGCGATCTGGTCCAAACAATTACCAATGGATCGAGGATCGTGATTCCAAAAAGGAATATGACAAATTCAAACAACGATGTTATAAAATGTTAAAAATATCTCTTGCTTCTTGTGGTCAGGAAAAAATAAAACGTACCGAAGAAATGCTAGGCTATTCCATCAAGGATTTTCAGAAGCATATTACAAGCCATCCCAATTATGCAAACGTCAAAGACCACAGATGGCACGTAGATCACATCTTCCCAATCAAAGCCTTTGCAGATTACGGAGTATCGGACATCAAGTTGATAAATGGGCTTGATAACTTGCAGCCAATGCTTTATAACGAGAACATCTCAAAGGGCGGGAAGTACGATCCGGCTCACTTTGAAAATTGGTTGATTTCTAAGTCCATAACACCAAGGAGAGTCAGATGACTCATATTTTTGTGAAAGGAGGTCAGTCGCAAGTGGAGATAGTTGGTTATGAACATCTTCACTTGCACTGACCATACTGATTTCAGCACTCTTGACGGTTATGGAATGGTCGAGGAGTATGCGGCCCGTGCGACTCTCATCAATCAGAAGTTTCTAACCATTTCAGATCACGGTATGTTGGGAGCAGTCCCACGCCAGATCAAAGCCTGTGACAAAGCCAACGATAAAAAGGGGAAAGACACTCTTTCCCCGATATTTGCTTGCGAACTCTATGTGAATAGCCTTCAGCCTGAATCCGATTCTTTGGATTTTATGCAAAAGTTTTCTAAAGACTTAAATGAAAATGAGCAAAAGGCATTAAAACCAAGTTCCCATTTACTGGCTATTGCCTATAACGAAATCGGCTACAAGAATTTAGTTCGTCTTTCATCCTGGGCTTGGACCAAGGGCTTTTATCGTCGCCCCCGTGTCAACTACGAACAGCTTCAGAAATACAAAGAAGGCTTATTCTTCACGTCTTGCTGCTACAACAGTGAAGTCGGACGAGCGTTCGATCAGCACGGCGAAGAAGCCGCTTTCGCTATGATTGAGCGATATATCGAGATGTTCGGCAAGGAACATTACTTGCTGGAAATTATGCTTCTCGATTTTGCGAAGCAAAAGCCATACGACGCCTTCATCATTAAGGCCAAAGAAAAGTATGGTTTGAAGTTGATTCTCACCAACGACTGTCACTACTGCCAAGCAGAAGACAGTCACTTCCAGCGTCTTATGTTGATGGTCCAGACGGGTCGTACTCTTGAGGAAATCAAGTCGGCCATTGCACAGGACCAAATGCAGGACTTCTTTGAATTGCAGGATGCAAACCTGTGGATGAAGTCGGAAGAAGACCTGAATGCCAAGTGGGAGAAGGACTACAAGGATATTGTTCCTTATGAGTTCTTTGTTGAGGCCAAACGGACGACCGTAGAAATCTGCAACAAAGCCAAAGGCGTGCAGCTTGACCGCTCGCTTAAACTTCCGGTTCTTCCTGATGCCGATGAAGTTCTCAAGGAAGAAGTTCTGCGTGGC